GTACCTGTTCTCTAACCCACGATTCACCACCAACAGGGCCAGACTAATATCCTGGTCCAGTAGTGTGGTAGGGATAGTGTTTAACTATCTCCCGCTCCGGATTAGGCTAGTTAGGCCGTTCCGGAATCTCTCCATTCAATTAAAACGGAGAGTACCACCCAAGCTTGATGCTGACGCGCTTGGGACGTCCAGAACGTTCCAAATGCTCACTATCAACGCTTTCGGCGTCGATTGCAAGTTGCCGATGCTCTTTGGGGATTAAACCCCAGGGGTTCACCGGTTCTCTTCGCATGAGACATTTGAGCAGGGCCCCGTCTCCCTCAAGAGTATCAAGAGGGATTTCGGCCTTCACTCTGTAGCCCCTAGTTAGGGGGCTGTGAAGATTAGGATCCAGCTTCTGGAATTGGTATCCCAGAGCTGACTCCCGGCCCAGCAGTGGAGAGGTGGGTGCCACGTTTGGGAAGACCTTTAGCAAGTCTTCACAATAAGTGTCCATCCACCGTGCAGATTGCCACAGGCCAGCCCAATAGAGCTGGTTACGTAGCTTAACTGCAGATATTACTCCACTCCCATCCTGCCGATGTGTAGGAAGTACACGGCGAACCTTGACGATACTAACGTCATGGCCGTCATAATACTCCCTACCGCAAGACTCTCTGAACCTTCCGGTCCAGAAAGACTTGCTAGTGTTTACTCGAAACCCAAAAGTTTCGAGTTCACTAACAACGGACAGCACATGTTCTCGTGGGACGATAATATCATCCCCGAAAACGCGCACCTGCTTCCGATATCGATTGATATCCGATACGGAAGAAAGCGGGGCACTTAGCTCCCTTTCTATTCCCAAAAAGACTAGGGTAAGGAATACCATAGCCTCGAAGGGAAAGCAGAGAGCTGAACCCATAGACGCAAACTTGGCTAAACGGATTTCTCCGTGGCCAGGTACATCAGCCTTTCTAGACCTAGTGGCTTGGACTGCCTCAGACAAATGAGGATAGTCTTCCAATAGGGCTAGTACATGCTGATTCGAAACACGATCGGATGCTTCACTCAAATCGAGTGTAGCGAGATCACCGCTAAATGATCCCTTTCGAGCAAGAGTCCTGTTGGGCTCTTGATCGTCAAATCCGACGACGCGCGAGAGGAAACTATCCTCTTTAAACGCGTCGAGAATACTGCGGAGAACTCCCTGCTGCATAAACTGCATGCAGGTGGGCTCTATCGCAATAATCCTTGGTGTTTTGAGCGTTTTAGGAACGGTGATAACCCTTACGGGTATCTCCGAACCGGGTTCGAGGACGTCCGGACTCTCTCTGTGTTCCCGGTAGTTATGCGGGTTAACAGAGAGGTACTCCTCCGCAGGAAAAATCCTTTGGAGGCGTGAGGTCCAGAGCTGCTGATTCCACTTCTCATTACTTGAGAGGCGGTCAGCAGTAGCGCCTGGGCCATGCTTGGGATAAATTCTACCCCAGTAGATATCTCTATCTACTTTGGCGAAAAGTTCGCCAAAAAGCATTGTGGATATACGCTTGAAATCCTCCATATGGAGGGGATCAAGTCGACTATCCGCATCCCGAACGTCCTGCTCACACTGGACAAATTCAGACATCGCTAGTCTACCACGATCCTGACTGACGACCTCTCGGCCGCCAGCAGGGTGAGAATCCCTTTCGGCATTCTCTGGTAGAGCTATCTTACTAAACATCAGTGTTAACTGACGAATAGCATAGATTGCCTCGATGTCTGGTTCATCCATAAGCGCACCACTGTCTGGACAGAAAACACGATCAAGGAACCCTTGCAGAAATGCAGGGCGCCCAGTAAGATGTCCCTTAGTTCTTGCGAACTTCGGAGCATCCCAAGGATCGACGAACCCTTGGTTCAGCCACTTTTCGGTAGCTTTGCCAAAGGACGCCAGGGTTACGGCAAGAAACCATAACCCCTCGTTTTCTGTCCGGCTCGTGACGGTTTTTACGTCGCGAGTGGCGCTTGTGCGGCATCGAACAGCCAATTCATTGGCTGTTCTGGACCAGAGTGATATCAGGCTTTTCATGTGGCCCCCCTTTCTATAGGGAGAATCACATCCTTAGCCTAGTAATTCGCAACCACTACAACAAACGATCTATGATCGCCGTTGAAATGGTTTCGATGAGCCTACCGACAATGGTTAGAGCGGCTATACCAGCCGCAATAGCCTTGGGAGACACATAGATACGAATATCTATGGGCTTCCCTTCATCGGCTAGAAACTCTTGTGGATCATGTCGAATTTCGACACGATTCACAGGCTTCAAGGCATCGTTTGGCGGCATCACCATGAGCAGAGGACCTAAACGCGTTTTAAACGTCTAGGTTTGTCTGGTTCAAGGTGGGGTAATCACGTTTTACTTTGATTCCCTTTAACTCAAGGATGCACCGGAACTCTTCCGAGTTTAGGTACTCCGTGAGAATGTCACCAATCAACACCACGAAGACTCGATATTGGACCTCAGTTAGAGGACCCAATTGATCGAAGAGCTTCTGGAGGTCATCATCGTTCACGACTCTCCACCTAGTAGCTTGGTGGGGAGCAGGTCGGTACCCGCGGCAAGCTGGTTCTTGAAGCCAGCGTACACTGCGAGTCCCTCCACGGCCGTATAGCCGGCCGGCGGGAGGTCAAAGACCATGTAAACTGACATGGACACTTTGACGTTCTCCGTCGGTCGGAACGGATCCGGGGCGACCTTGGACGTGTCGAGCCGCACCATCCTCCTGATACGCTTCCCATAGTTATGGGAAGCCAGAAGGCGGGTCAAGCCATCGCCACTAGTGTACTGACTTTCGTCCTCCCCCACACTTGTGCGGGGTAGGGAGATTGTCGAGCCACTGATGGTAATGGTCTGCGGATCGGCGAACGACATAGGCATCACTCCTAAGGAGATCTACTAGGTCTCCCTTTTGGCGTTTAACGTAGTGTAGCACTAACTACGGCCGCTTTGGGATAAACCCAAAGCGGCAGCAATGGCCAACTGCCTGGAAGTTAATCCAGACCAGCTTAGGCCGAACCCAAAGGGATTTGCACGTATACGTTTCTTCGTAACATTCTGAAGAACGTATACACCAGGACGATCCGAGAAAGTATATCCCGTATCACCCTGGAACGTGTACGTGTCGGTAACACTTGCGTGTTCCATCATGTACCCGTATTGCAAAACCAGACCATCTTGTGCCCAGTCCTCCAAGTTGGAAATAACATCTCCAACCGGGACGAACCAGTCGACGGCCCAGCTCCAAGGGGCCAGGTTCCATAGAGTAGACGGTTTAATATCAAGGCCAAATAACTTGGCCTTGCTGATATGCTCCTCACCGCTTGGCGTAAACGGCAAGTGGTAAGTAAAGCATCCAGAAAACCATCTCTCTATCAGCGTATCACGCTGTCGCAGAACCTGGCCTGTCAAACCGGGAGAAGACGCCCAAGCACCGGTGCTATAGCCTACTACGGCATTAACACCAGAGCTAAAGAGCGTAAACTCACGGTTCTTGTAGGTGGGAAAATCATATCTCCTGCGGACAGGCCTACCGGCATCGCGCTTATACTGTCGCATGACAGTATCTGCACGTACCATTGCTGCCATCGTTTTATTGATGTCAGCAAGCATAGGCTTCCACCCAAACTCAACGTTCAAATACTCAGAACCGGTCGCATGTAAATACGCCCGGCGAGTAGTTGACTCCCAAAGTTCGCGCCCAATTGTTGAAGGGGCGCCATCTTTGATGAGTTCGCTGAGAGCGGTGGCAAGGTCCGCAAGTGCATTGGTGGGTTTAACCGCCGCAATTGCCTTAGTTCCGTATTGCGTAATAGCTCCATCACTGGAGCTCGCATCCGGAGGCATCTGTGGCGAAGGACCAAACGGCAGTAAGTAACCGTTATACTTCTCGGTTCTTACAATGTCGAAGATCCTACTTCCTTTACTCCAAGATACCCTACCACCGTTCATCACGGCGGAGGTCTTGGAAGTATAGAAGTTCCCTCCAATGTCCCCGTTTTGAGAAGATTTACTTCTTCTTCTCCATCCGGGGTGATTTTCAGACACAGTTACCTGTGTCCCATGTGGTCCTAACGGCCTCGGAGCTTGGACACCGCTTGTAACATCAGGCGGTTGTCCTTGATACGAGTCCGATCTAGACCATTTGGCGCCAACAGCTCCCTGAAAGGGGACGCTGCGACGTCTAGTACTCATTTCTGAGTACCCACGGCACCAGAGCTCCTTGCGGTCCAGGGGTGTAACACCCCTATCTATCCTCAACACTATGTTCCTGCGAAGAAACATAGCATAGAGGAAGGATGTACTGCACTGCGCCAGAGGGCCCCACTACGGGGCCC